CGGCCTGTACAAAGGCCGGGTGTCCGTTGTGGCTGCCCTTTTGATAACTGTACTGGCCGGGCATCAGGTGAGCGCAGCCCTTGGGGTTGATCGGGCGTGTGCTGTAATAGTACCGGCCCGGGTCAACCGTGGCGGGATAGGCTTTGATGCGCTCTGCGCCCTTGTCGTCAATCCATGCGAGAAAGATCACGTCATTCCACAGGTTTCCGTCATTGGGGACTCTGCCCCCCGGAACCATATAGCCACGGATACCGACCACGTTAAAGCGCATCTGGTCGGAGTCCCATTTGTGACCAGCGGCCAGAACCTGAGCTTTCAACCAGGCATAGGTGTTGGCCGGAGTGACAGGGGCCTCAGCAGCCTTACTGCCGTCAAGAATAGCCCGGAGCAGGTCGCCGCCGATGGCAGGATGGTCAGCGTCAAACGCCAAGTTGTACCGCTTGGCTACCGCCTCGAGCGCATCAGTGAGAGATCCGCCCCAGACGCCGTTGACCTGATCAGCAGGCATATAGTTCAGATGAGGCTGTGCCAGTCTGCGCTCAATGAACAGCGTCAGGCGCTTGGCCTGTTCGGTGTTGTCGTGGTTATCCACGTTCAGCGTCTCTTGCTTGTCCAGAATCCGCCCGGCCAACTGCTCAACCTCAGGCCGGATACCGGCGTCAATCTGCTTCAGTTTAGCTTTTGCTTCTTGTGCTGTGATCATGTCAGCCTACATGCAGATCTGTTTGTGAACACGGGCCACAAAGGTATGATCCACCAGCCCGCTCAGGTCGTCATTGAGAAGGAACGACAACTGATCGCCCTTGTCACCACGGAGGACAATAGGACGCTCGAACTTCAGGAAGATCGTGCTTGCCCGGGTTGCGCCCGTGGCATCGTTCAGGGGGATCGGCTCACTGACTTTGCACCAGTCATCTGTTTGTTTGATTGCAAGGCCGTCCATCAGATAGCCGAGGGTTTCAATCGTGCTGCCATCAACGCGCTCAAGCGCCAATTTAACGCCGTTGGTCAATGCGGGAAGATTGCCGTACAGGTTATAATCACTGTCGTCGTCTTTAATACAGACCGTGATCAGGTCGATAAAATAGCTATCTGTGGCCGCAGGCCGGAGCGAGAACCGTGTCAGGGCTGCGGAATAATCACCGTTGGCGCTGAACGTCGCACCGTCGGCATCTTCGGAGAAAAAAACGTGCTGAGAACCGTCAATCATGGGAGAACACCTTTCGTTATCAAAGTACAGGCGTGTGCAGTCATCAGCAATACAGCCGTGACCCGCACACGATTCAGGATCTTACAGTCACAACCGTGTATGTCATACATCAGTTTTGTCGAGGCCAGAAATTCAACTAGGATTATCAGGGCTGACATCGGCTTTTCCTCCGAGTTTTGATACGACTCGCTGCTCAAGAATGGTCAGGAAATTTCCGCCCATCCACCCGGCCATGCCAGAAAGAAACATCGTCCAATAAGGGTCTAAGTGCATGATCTTACTCAGAGGGAAAACCATCATGCCACAGAACCCGGAGACAGCGCCATTGGCCACCATCAGGGCCACCAGTGCGGTCTTAGTCTTGTCTTTGCCCAGATTGTCAGCAAGCGTCCTTGCCACAGATCCAATTAAGGCAAAGGCCCCACAGCGGGCCATTTCCAGCATATCCTTCCAATCAAAGGCCATTGTTCTCAATCCAGCCGAACAGATTGAAGTTTTTCACTGATTCGTCAATCAGGTCTGCAATAATTGGGATCAGGGTTTCTTTTGCCACTGTATCCACAAGCGCCGGGCAGTTGAGGGAGTGATCAGCAAGATCGTACACGATTTCGAGAATCTTAACCACACTGATCTTAACGATATTTTTTTTGTCTTCGCCGCTGGTGCCTTTAAGGGTGGATTCAACACGGTTAACCTCTTTGCTGACAATGGCCTGAAGGGCTGTAACGGCCTGTGCTGTCATTTGTTCTGGGAAATTCATAGTAGTACCTCATGAGAAGAATGGATTATTTAGCAGGCGCTTGCGCTCATAGTCCGCAAGAATCGCCGCTGGAGGACGTGCCGCCTGCATAATTGATTGCTGCCAATCTGCTGCGAGTTGAGATTCTGTATGCCCCAAGCCAAAGCAATGCCCGATTTCGTGAGCAATGGCATAGGCGAGTGTTTGTTTTCTGGGATCGGTGAGAGAATAGAAGTTCTGGAGATCGTGAAGCGTTGCAAAACTGGAGACAAACAGATACGGGCCGCCACCTGCTGCAGCATAGTCCCAGTCTGCCTGTGGGCCTGCGTAGTGAGTGATCGCATAGATCAGGTTGGCGTTGACACGCCCGGCCATGGCGGTGTTGTAATTCTTGTGGCATGTTTCCCACGGGAGGAACCGCTTATCAGGGGCCATGCTGGAGAGATAGAGCTTCTGAATATCTGCCGCTGTGCCACGATCACCGATCACTTGTGGCTTGCACACTCTGAACCGTTTGCCGTCTAACTTGGAGGCGTACCAGTCGGCAGTCCATTCCAGGTTTCTCGCCCACCTTGCAGCAGCTTCCTTGACCGCCTGCACCTCCCAGATCACATCAGCAGCGACAAACATCACGGGCAGGACAGCCCAATCAAGCGAGAACGTGTTGAGCCATCGCCATGCGTACTTGTCCACTCCCTCAGCCATGGTTATGCGCCAATTCTGGCTGTAGAGTGAGTCAGAATAGGCTTGCAGGCTGATCGGATACCGCTGTTCATTAGCAGGACGTTTGGCATGCCATTGGTAGGCATGGCCTGCGTTGGGCCACAGCACCGTATCAGACCCATACTGCCGCTGCGCGGCTTTCAGGTAAACTTGATCGTCTATGCCTTTGTATGGATCGAGCATGGTTTAGCCCTCTAACCAATAAATAACAGCGATTCCTGAACCGCCATTGCCGCCAGCAGCTCCAGTTCCACCGCCGCCGCCGCCGCCTGTGTTTGCTGCGGCTGCGCCTCCGGCGCTTGATCCGTTCTCACCAGAGCCTCCGCCGCCGCCATAAGCCTTGCCGCCTGTAGATAAAACAAGAGCAGTTGCATTATAAGCGGGGTTTCCGCCAGATCCGGGCAAACCATCTGACCCCGGGAGCCATGTAGACGCTGCGCCAGAGGCTCCATTCCCACCCTTTTGAGCAGCATTGACGCACTGAAACGCTGCTGTTAATGGTGTTTTCCATTCTGTAAAAGCAATATACCCACCGTTGGCGGTTGTTCCGCCACCAGTGCCGCCAGTTGCAGTGGAGGACGATCCGCCACCTGATGCGGTTATTAGCGTTCCAACAGTTGTATCACCGCCTGATGATGCTGTGCTTGTTGATCCAGCGCCAATGGTTACAGTCTGATTTGAACCGGGCAAAGATCCAGACGCTACATTGACACACTCAATTTCGCCGCCACCTGCGCCGCCGCCGTAATCATCCTGAGATCCTTTACCGCCGCCTGCTACAGCAAAAATAGACATTGCTAAAAGCGTGGTTGGTTTTGTCCATGTTCCTGAGCTTGTGAATGTTTGGCTTTTCAGTTTTGAGCCTGATGCGTTTACCCATGATTTAATTCTGTTGTAATTTGTGGTGATGTCACGCCAGTGTGAAAATTTTCCGCCTGTATTATCACGAAGAACAAGCGCAAATAAATTGGCTCCGTTTGTTGTGGTAACAAGTTGTTCTGTGGCGTAACTGCTGTTGGCACAAGCTCTTAAAAATGTTGGTGCATTTGTAGCGATTGTTCTTGCTGTGCTTGAGCCAACAATAACAGGGAGTGCTGTGCTGCTATTCACAAGAATGTCTGCCGATCCATAGGTATTGCAAAGCTCAGTAAAATACCCTGCGTTGGCGGCTGTAGCAAGTGCTGTCTCAAATGTTCCTGCTGTATATTGGCCTGATAGCAGGGCTGTTCTCATTCCTATTGCGGATAAACTAGGCATATAAACCTCTCCAGTAAGTATCTCTTAAAACAACAATAGACCATCTGCCCCCGGGAATACTTAAAGCTCCTGCTGTTGGATTGTATGCTTTGAACGCAACCACATTCTGAGCTTTCCAATAGGCAGGAGTGAAAATAAGGTTTACATCAGCGCCGATAGGAGGATAAATAAATACAGCGTCTGGTCTATCAAAATTTATGCCTGATTCTGATAATGTGAAATACTCAAAATCAAAAGAAGTTGCCGCAACTGATATCGCGCTTCTAAATTCAGTAAATGTATAGATTTGAGGTGCTCTTAAGATTTGGTCTTGAACATTGACGACAGACTGTTCAACGTCCTGAATTGACATTGTTAATTCTGATACGGATTCTTCTGCGCTGCCTTCACCGCCGCCCTCTGGTGTCTTTAGAATCCATCGTCCTGCGCCAACTGAAGGCTGAATCACAGTAAATCCGTTTGCTGTGTCAGAGGCCCCTGAATCATAGCGATACACTCCGGCCTCCGGCACATAAGCCAGCGTACCATCAGCCATATTGGTTACAGAAGTAGCGGCGAGATCGGCCGTGTCTGTGGCTTTCCAGAGTGCGCCGCCGTTCAGTTTGGTATTAGTCAGCGGCTGGTGATAACTGATGAAATCCCCGCCCACATCGGGAGCCCCGGACAGGGCCGGGCTGAATGTGACGTTTGCCCCGGTAATGCCTGTGATTGCGGTCTGTTCAGGTGTGCCGGAGACATCAATAAAGACCGACATGCCGACACGAACTGTGCCAATAGCGGCCACGGTGCAGCTTGTTGTTGTTGGTGCAGGACTGGCCAGCACTGTGGTGCTGTGTGTCGCCGATTGTCCCCAAGTAGTAAATGTCATGTGTGTTTCCTATCCAGCAGTTACCGACACATAGCCGGGATGGTATGCATAGCTATAATCAGTATAGCCGATTTCCGCCGGAAACTCTAGCAGGGCCGCTGTGTTATCGACCTCAAGCTCTGATAATTCAGTACTGATCGGCGGTATGATATGCACGCAGGTTTTGACTGCGAGAAAGTTTTCGTAAAAATTGGCATCCGTGACATAGGTATCGTTCACCCGCTCCTGTTTGCGTGAAGCCCTGAACAGCGCCCGGATTTGCTCATAATCGGTGTAGATTGACGGCGTGAAGGTGATTTCAACAGAAAGCGCGAACATCTTGCGCCCGTCCACAAACTCCTGCGGGGAGCCAATGTCTGCCCTACGAATAGACTCCATGCGGACGTTGGTTACAATCTTTTTCGACACAGGTAGATTAAACGGGAGAGTCTTGCCGGGGTAGAAGTGAATCCAGTCTGCGTTGTAGCTTGTGGCCACCGTGCCGCTGCCCCGGTAGTATTCCCGAGAATACAGAGACAGTTCAAAATTGGCAATCAGGGCTGCTTCGGCATAGGTATAGGCCGCATCGTCTCTCACGATCACCTTGCTGCGCACACCGTCACCGCCCTGAATGGCTTTCAGCCGCATGATGGCTTCATCATTCCTGCGCCGAATCGGGATCTTTGCCCCGCGAATGATATATGTGACGTTATCATCTGTTGATTCAGCGTAGTTGTTGCTCAGAATTAACTCGTTTGTGCCCGTGGTTGTCGAGTTGTTCTTCTGAACCCGGTACACTGCCCCGGTGCTGACAATCTCCAACTCAAGGCCATCGGCGTTATTTAACTGATACCAGTCCTCGTTTCCGGTATATCCCAGTACCACATTTGTTCCATTTTCAACGCTAATAGACCCCTTGTTGTACTTGCGCTGGTATTGCAGGTAAACCTCATTGGCGTAGTCCTCCGCCGCCGGGTGAATGTCAAGATCGGCGAAGATCTTCCAGATATTATCCTCTGTGATCTCCAGATTGGCCCGTGTCAGTTCTGAATCTTTGGAACCTGCCAATACCCGAGGCGGATCATACTGCACGTCAATCCAGTACGTCCAATCCAGCAGGGACATAATGCGCTCTGCCACGGCTGATGGATAGTCGTTATTGACAGCGAACTGCTCAAGCGTAGGCCCTGCTGTGGTGTCAATCTGCGAGGCATCGAGCCCGGCCCGAGTCACCGCATCGGCGAGGATATATCCGGCGGGCCGGTTCTGGTAGGTCTCGGAATAAACCCGAGCGTCCATCAGACTCCAAGCATCCTCACATTCGATCTCAATCAAACGCATATAAGTCCCGTCAGCCCTGCGCTCACCGTACTCACGCCCGATCACGTTGCGGATATACCAATGGCCGATACAGGTTGAGCCTGTCAGGTCGTAGATCCGAACCTTCTGAAAGCGTGTCGGCATGAACGGCAGGTTGAATTTGAGATTGTTGTTATCGTCAATCTCAAATTTACAACTGCCACGGGTCCCCCAGATCAGTTCGTCGGCGTAGGACTGGCTGACCACATGGCGGTTAAACTCGTACGGGGTATTGCCTACATAGATTTTGAACTGTGCCCACACCGCAGGCTGTTTGATAGGCTCCTGATACGCGGCATTGATAAAGCCGGGATCGTCCTCGGGATTGTAGAGAATCCCAAGATCGTCTGATGTGATCGAACAGATGGAGGCCATAGCCTACTGCCCTACAATCTTGACTGTGATCGCAGACTCAACAAAGATCGCTTTGGTGTTATCCTTGGCATATCCACCGTCAGCAACACGGCTGCGGGTGCCCAGCACTGAATCACCGTTGATCAGCAGGCCGGTTTCACCCCAGATCTGGAGGAACACATCGCCAATGGTTGGCGCGGCTGTCAGGGCTTCGTCCAGCGTGACGGTTGACCCGCTCAGGTTAGCCACGGTGCGCTTCTGGTCGTTGATCTCAACACGATCCCCGATGGCCAACCCCGTGACTGATGTCAGGTCGAACTGACTTGAGGACGTGACCGCCGAAACGGTTGTGCTGAGGCCGTTGTTTTCACTGGTGATAAAGCTTGTCAGGAACGTGGTTTGATAGCCGGTGTAGATTGAATCATCAGGCGTCTTTGCCCCGCCGATCTGATTGTCTAGCGCGGTCTGTGTGCTGGCCGGAACGGAATACCCTGCACCGATCACAATGCTTTGCACCTCAAGGGTTTCGTTCACACCGTTGATGCCGCGTAGAATCTTGCTGAAAGTGGTTGTGAAGTTGTCAGTGATCTTATTGTGCTGATACCAGGCTTCCTGTGCCCGCCAGCCGAGCACACCCTGATTCAGCAAACTGAACAACCGCTCCACCCGCAGGGAGCGCAGAAGCTCAAGTGAGTACTGCGCCTCGGGAGAGAAGGTCGCGATCATCTGTGCAAACTCCTTTGCCGTCCCCGTAAAAGTCAACAGGTCAAAGCGGCTGGTGTGCTTCAGGCATTGGTGCATCAGCCTGTCGAGCGCAGGTACGCCGTGCGCGTAATTTGGTCTGCGCAGTTTCACCTCAGCCAACAGGTCAAGCAATCCCGCCCCACGGCTGTGGGCAGGGATGTCATGCGCCCATCCCCGCCACGTTCCAATCAGGGCTAATCCTTCATCTTGTCTCATGTTTAATTCCTACTTATTGAATTGATGCCCCACTTGCGAACGCCCAGCGTTTCGCGCTTGCGGAGATGCTTATCAAAGACGGTTTCGAGCTTGTTCAGATCCACGTCTGAACTGACGTCTACATTAATCATAACCGATTGCCCGCCGAATCCACCTTTGGGGGCCTCGAAAAAGTTTAGCATGTTCTCCATGCGTTTGTTAAACCCGGCCTGTAGCACCCGCTCACCGGCAGAGGCCCGGATAATAGCGCTATCGTTGGTGAACTGGTCAGGGATCACCCCGCCTTCGGCGTAGCCACGCAGGCCACCGATAATATTGGGCAGAGTCTTGTTAATCAGGTTGGCTGCCTCCATTTGTGTGGTAGAGAGATACCACCGGCCATCTGGCCCCTGAATGGAGAATGAACCGTAGGCGTCAACCATCTTGCGATCTCTGCTCTGGACAGTGCTGCTCTGAGCGTAGCCCCCGGAAGTGATCAGCGATCCGGCTTCCGTCATGGTCTGGCCTCCGGTTGAGCTTGTGCCTTGTACATTCAGCGTGATAGGCTTGCCAAATTCATTTCTGATCTGGGCAATGCTACTGATCGCAGACTGAACCTGAGTTGCCAGCGTGGGAGCAATCTTTGACAGGGAATCAAGCCAGTTTGTTGTGGTCATGGAGGCTTTTGCCAACTGATTATCAATGGCTGTCATCTTCTCATCGTAGGCCAATTTGAGTTCGTCAATCTTGGCCTTCTGGAGGTTGATCGTAGCCTCTGCCTCGGAGCGCAGGCGGTTGTTGCTGAGGATTGTTTCATCATTGGCTGCGGTCTCAGTCTTGCGCCGATCCTCAATCGCTTCTTTCTGCTGTTTCTGGTAGGTGGTGTATAGTTCAGCGAACTTGGCTGTCAGGTCTGATTTCTCTTTCTCATTCTCAACGTCTGCCAACTGCTCCTGCGTGACCTTGGCGCGCATCAGGGTAATTCTGATCAGTTCGGCGTTATATGCCTCCTGACTGATTTCCTCTAGCTTTAATTTGCTCTCGGCGTCCTGCTGCTGAATGTCCAACAGTTCAGACAGCCCGCGCAACTGGCTTTCGCGTGAACTGCGGTCAATCACCGTACCATTGATAATGCTCTCATTGGCCAGATACTCAATCCCGGCCTGAAGCCCTCCAGTCAGGTCAACCCCGGCCAGAGACTCGCGGAACATGCGCTGATCTTCAAGGTCAAAGCGCTCCTGCTCTTTGTTGAACCGTTCATCAATCAGGGCGTTCTGGCGCTCAAGTTCTGCATTCTGGGTCTGAATGGCCTTGATGCGCTTTTCTTCTTTGCTGATAATCCGATTTAGCGGCGCGGTCTGACGGTCAAGCAGTTTCTCCTGATCTTTTCCGTAGGCCTCGCGGAAAGCCTGAAGGCCCTCGTCAAAGATGCGCTTTGTTTCCCGCTCGCGCTTCTTGGCGTAGAACAGGCGGATCTGAGTGACCACTTCTTCAGCGTTCTCGTACTTCTCACGCGCATCGGCGATGCGGGAGTTTTCTTCTTCAGCAATATCAAAGAAGCCCTGCTGCGCTCCGGCCTCAAATAGACCTGATGCGTTTTCTGTGATCTCGGCCTGTAGTTGTCGGATGCCGATGGACAGATTTCTCAACTCCACCTCGCGCTCCCGGCGCATGGCTGCGATACTTTTGGCGATTTCCGCATTGGCTTTATTCACCGCATCGGCCTTTTGCTGTTCAAGGCGCTGGTACTCAAGGCTGTTCACAGCATACAGGCGCATGTCCTGCTCAATCAGCGCAGCCTCTTTGTCTCTGGCTAATTCCTGTGCTTTCAGGGAGGATTCCCACGTCTGGCCCTCGATGGCAAGCACAGCCTCCAGATGGGCATACCTGGCTTCAATCGCTTCTTTCTCTGCCTCTACTCTGGCCTCTAAGCGCTCCTGTGCGATCCGCTTATCCAAAGCAACCAGCTTGGCGTTGCGGGTCAACTCCAGTTCATAGGTCAGGTCAGGGGATTCCCGCTTGGCATCTTCAAACTCACGGAAGATCTCATAGCGGGATTGGTAGAAGTCAGCGTCAATATCGTCCAGTTTATCTGCGGTCTGCTCGGCCAGTAATGCCTGACGCTCATAGTACATGTCGTCAATCGAATACAACCGCTCTCTGGTGCGCTCAACATCTCTTATTCTTGCTTCTTGTGAATCTCGCTGACGTTTTATTGCATTATCGAACTGTTCTTTTTCTAGCCCTTCTAATTCAGTGCGATAAGCCTGAATGTCATCAAGGGTTTGCATCCCGAGGAATCCGGTGCCTTTGATGCCTGTGCGCTTCAGGTCTTGGTATCTCTGAAATATTCTTGCCTGTGTAAGATCTGCCTCTTGATTGATCAACTCAATCTCATCGTCCAGAGTAAGTTTACCGGCCTGCCTGCGAATTTCAATCAGGTCTTTCTGTAGTTCAATCTCTTTTTCTCTGGCGATATTGGCGCGGCGGTTGAACATGTCGCTATAGAACTTCTCATTGCCACCAATAGCTTTGAACGCATCGCCCAATGCCTGCCCAATCAATTCAAGTCCCTTCTTGGCAATGGTCAGAAGCGCTGTCGCTCCGGTTGGGTCTGCGAAGAGGGCTGCAAGGTCAGCAACGCCACCCCCTGCCGTAATGTCTGCGCTGGCCTTCCCAATGTCAGCGAACGCTGATCCAGTCTCAGAGACAAACCCGGCGGCTTGTCCAAGGAAGGAGCCAATCTCACCAAAGCCTGATGTAAAGGCTGTGATCAGACCTGCTGCGGTGGATAGTTGGTTCTTCAGATTCTCGGCTTCCTTGGCGCTGATTCTGCTCTTTGCCGCTCTGATGTCCTCTTGCCGTGTGATTTTTAACAGCAGTTCTAACTGCTCTTTCTGATAATCTGTCAGTTGCATGTCTGCGGCCAACTGATCAATGTTGTAATCTCTGGCAACCTGTGACAGTTTCTCCTGATTCCCGATCAGGGCCTTGTAGCGATCCTGGGCCGCTTTGGTTTGCTTAACCGCCTGCTCGTTTGTGGCGTCAAACATTTCACCAGCGCTCTGAATAACCTGCGCGGTCAGCAAGCCCTGTGACTCTTTGGAGGCTTTGCTCAGTTCCTCATAGCGAATCTGAACCATATCCAGCGTAGCGTAGATCTGTTGGCGCTCTTTCTGACTGGAGGCTGTGAACAACTGCTCCCGCAGGGCTGCGCGTTCTTTCTCCAGATCCGCCATTTCTTTCTGACGTGCCGCTTCTTCTTCAAGGGCTTTTTTGTTATCTTTGGTGATTCCGTACATGGCCTCCTGATAACCAAGCGCCTCTTTTCTCAGTTGCACTTCTGTCGCAAGCAGTTGGTTAATCTGAGCCTGCTGCTGTTCTGTGGCCTTGCCACCGGCGCTACTCTGAAGATCCGCAAGGGCTTCACTGGCGGCTTTGAGCTTGGCGTTTAAGCTCAAAAGCGTCTCATCGGAGTTCTTGATCTGGTCGAAAATGCTCAACAGAGACACATTTGCAGCGCCAATATTGGCTTTGAACGCTTCTCCGGTGATAGCCTTCAGTGCATCTGTGATTGATTTTGATTTGTCGTCAATCATCTTGCCGAAGTCATCGAGGAACTTGGCTGCTGAATCAATCTGCGCCTGAAGGTTTTTCTCTTGCTCTTTTCTGGCGTCAGCACTCATTTTGAGCGCTTCAGAGGCGCTCTTTTTCTTGACGTTGTTGATGGTGTCTGCAAGTTTTTTCTGTGCGGCGTCTGATTTGAAGATGTCCATGCCTTTTTCAAGCTCTGCGATCATCTGATTGTTCAGTTCAGCAACTGCCTTTTCAAGCTCTTGCTTCTGCTTGCTGTCCACGCCGCCTTTGAAGCGATAGAAGCTCGCCACGTTCAGCAGTTGCGGCGCACGTTGCAGCACAGCATTGGTTATATCTGAATACTCAACACCACCTTTGCCGGTTGTGCCGATGTGCCCCGCGCCATGGCCGGGCAGGTAGTTCTGTGGGAACACCACAATCCCACCCTCTTGAATCTCGCCCAGGTTCTTGGGTTGATACTTCTCAAGGATTCCACGCTGTACCGCCCGATCCGCCACGGATTTGAACATGTACGCCGCTGCGCTCTCACTATCGCGAATGTCGGCCCAGATGGATTTCTGGTTCTGAAGTACTTTACCGGTCTTGTCGAGAATCCCTGCGTTCTCCTCAGCCTTACGCAAAGCTCGAGCGAAGGCAGCGTAACATTGCCCCGTGGTCTGTGCGGCCTGTTCTGTGATCTTGGCGCTCTCAAGCAGCAGCGTGGGCATAGTGATGAAAGCAGATTCAGCGGTCTTGTCAATCTCTGACAGACTTTGCAGAGAGGCTTTCTTTTGTTCTTCCAGAGTGCCGTATTTCTCAAAGATCTTCTGGATAAAGTCATCAAGCTGTGCAAGCTCTTTGTCTTGTGCTTCCTTGTCTTTCTTGGCTTTCTCGCCCCCAAGATCAACCGTTTTGGTTGGCGCCTGTGCGGCTGGCGCTGCGGCTGTCGTGGGTTTGCCTTTAGCTTTCTGGACGCGCTTCTCAACCTCGTCATTAAAGTTGATGATGTTCTTGCCTTGCTGCGTCAGGTTGGCCGCACTGGTCTGAATAGCAGCCACACTGCCCTGGAAGGATTCAGAGATCACAGCCCCCATGCCAAGGAATGACTTCTTGAGCAGATTCAACCCGCCCTCCATACGTTTGATTCCGTTGGCGGCGTTCTTGGGATTTGTCATGATGTCCCACGCCCCTGCAACTACCTCGGCGGCCCCACGCCATGCCAGATCAAACATGGCCTGCATCTTTGAAAAGAACGAGCCAAAGGTTTTTAGGACTGCGTTAGAACCTGCTGCGGTGATGCCTGACACGGTCTCCCACAGGTTTGACCAGTTGCGAAATACCAGATCTGCGATCATTCTAAAGATCGCGTCAATGGTTGTGAACAGCCCACGCAGGACGTTATCAATGACGGCCACAACTGCATACAGCGTATCTTTCGTGGCCTCCCAGACCGCTGTCCAGACCTCCTGAAAACCAAGCGTGATGCCGGTCATCTGCTCAAAGGTGACTCTGAACATGTCAAGGAACGGCAGCATGATGTCTCTGAATCCGCCGAGGTTGTACTTCCACGCGAAATACAGCGCGGTAGGAATGGCAATCAACGGCCCAAGGAATGAGACTATTGACGATACCAAACCGCCAATGGTTGAACCTGCACTCGCCAACAGGCCCGGCAACAGTTTAGCCGCCCCACCAATATTGCCAAGAGCGGCAGATAAACCCGCTGTCCCCGCTGCGGCGGCTGGCGCTTTTCCTAACAGTGTCAGCAAGGCCCCGCTCATGCTTCCGAGTGCGGTCACGCCACTATTAGCCGCAAAGGCCAAGGCAACCACACCAGTAGTGATCGCAGCCAGAGCCCCAACTACCAGCACACCGTTGGCCACAACCCATTGCAGGGGCTTCGGAAGTCCTACAAACGCATCAGCAGCGCCTTTGACCACCTTCGCCAATACCTCCAGCGCAGGTGCTAACTGCTCAACAAAGACTTGCTTGGCTACCTGTACAGATGCTTGCATCTGGCCAAACGTAAACAGCAAGCCAGATTGCATACCTTCAGCAACCTTGTCCTGAGCACCGCCCCAATTCATCATGGTCTTTTCGGTTTCGCGGATCTGCTTCTCTGTTTTCGACATCAGAGACAGTACCGGAACAAGCGCAACCTCGCCGAAGTTCTTCTTCAGGAACGCCGCTGTATCAGCCTGACTCATGCCACGCATGGACTTCTGCAGGTCTACGATCACGTCAGTGAACTTGCGCACGTTGCCATTGGCATCCACGGCGTCCACACCAATCTTTTTCAGGGCTTCGCGCACCTTTGGATCTGTCAGTCTGAGCAAGGCGTTCTGGAGGCCGTTACCGGCCTGTGAGCCCTTAATACCTTCGTTGCCGAGAATGACTAATAATGAATTGATTGTCTCAATACTCTGATTGGTGTTCTTTGCCGTGGAGCCTACATACTTATACGATTCAGCCAGATCATTGAATCCGATCTTGGATTCATTGGCAGCCAGTACCAGCCCGTTGGACACTCGGTCAAAGTCATCTGCAGTCAGGCCAAACTGTGAGCGCACAGCGTCAACCGTCATGCCCACGTCTTGCAGGCTTTCCTGTGTAGCCACTGATGCTACGGTCACGCTCTTGACAGCCTTCTCAATCTCTGCGGCACTCAGACCAGCTTTGGCGAACTCCACCCCGAGCGCGGCGACTTCGGTGCTGCTTTTGCCGAACTGCGACATATCACGCGCAAGCTCTTTGAACTTGCCAACTTCCTCAGCCGTGGCCCCTGAGACAGCCTTGAACGCTGTGAGTTTGCTTTCAAAATCAGCAAATTCTTTGGCAGAGGAACTGATCAGACCAATGGTTACACCACTGACAGCCGCTCCGATCATGCCGATCTCCTGCATGGAGCCCTTCAGGTCTGCATAGGCTTTGCGCGTGGCTTCAGCGGCGTCTTTTTGCTTGGCTAACGCCACAGCCTCGCCCTGTTTCTTCTCTAGCTCAATTAAGCGTTCCTGTGCTCTGGCGATCTTTTCGTTGATGGCAATGCGCTGTTCTTCTGTGGTGTTGAGATCCTGGGCTTTCTTTCTCAATTCCTCAATGGCGTCTTTGCCCTTCTGGAGCTTCATGGCGTAGTTGTCGGCCATCTTCTCCCAGCGGGACATATCCGCCTGCCGCATGGATTTGGTAATATTCTCGATGTCTTTCTCAATGGTGTTGAAAGCCTTGTCAAGCCCACGCTCGTATTTCTCAACTGCCCGTAACTGCTCCTGTGCAGCCTTGTCCATGGCGGCAGTCAAGGAGTTCATAACCTTTTCGGCGTCTTTGGCGGCTCGGGCCTGCTCTGCGGCGGCTTGCTTGGCGGCTCTGGCGGCCTCGCTTGCGGCCTTTTTCTGCTCTGCGGCAGCCTCACGCGCAGCCTTGGCAGCTTCAGCGGCGGATTTCTTCTGTTGGTCTGCGCGTTCTTTCTCTATCCGCGCCAATTCCTGCGCGTCTTTTTTCTGCTGTGCCAGCGCTGATGCTCCGGCCTGTGCCTGCTGGAGTTTGTTTACTTTCTCCTGCGCGTCAGCAAGGCGTTTACTGATACGCTCGCGTTCTTCTTCTGTGAGTGTCAGTTTCTCTGATTCTCTGGTCAGGTTCTCAAGGGTCTTGCGCGCAGCCTCTAGCTTTGTCCCGTAGTTGTCGGCGGCCTTCTCCCACTTGGTCATGTCGGCCTGACGGATATTTTTATTGATAGTTTCAATATCTTTGTTCAGGTCTGAGAAGGATTTCTTCAGGGATTGGTTAAACTTGGTAGTCTCAGTGGTTGCCGCAGCGGCTCCGGCCTTCACACCACCGAAGGAGGCTTGAATGGTCTTGGAAAATTCTTTCAGGGTATTGTCCATCACGTTAATAGCCGCGATGACTTCTTTCAGAGCAGAGCGCATGTCATCGGCGTTTAAGCCGAATTCCCATGTAAATCGTTTATCAGCCATGGTTATCCTCCAACAATGGGCTTAAGCAGTTGCCGCAGGTCGGTGTACTGCTGTTTAACAACAGGATTGTTCGGGCACTCCCGAAGGGCCTGTATCAGGTAAAGATAAGCGGTTTCAAGATCTCCCATTGCAAGGTAAACATTTGCGATGCCAAAATAGGGCTTCCACGTCACGCTGGAGCGGTCTATTCTGCTATTTGTCATTATCGGCAGGTGTTTGTACTCTGCGGCTGTGCGAAAGGCATTGATGGCCTTCAGAGCGTTCCCTGAGGCAATCTCGAACTGTGCCAATGCGATCCAGTAGTCAGGGTTGGCTTTGCAATCCTCGGGGCATTGCTCCAGAATGGGGACGGCAGCCTCAACGCCTCGATGCGTGAGCAACAGGGAAAACAACTGAATCCACGCCACGGCCTCCCATGCGGGGCCTTGCCCACCGGCCAGAAACAGGGCTTGCTGTAGCGCGCTGATGGCATCGTCCTGATGGTCTAATACGCTCAGGGTCTGAGCCAGATTGAAATGATGAAACGGATTCTCGGGCTCATCTTTGATGCACTGCAACAGCAGATCCAGATTGCGCTCGCTCTTGTTGCGCTCTTTAACCACGCTGGGCCGGTAGCCGTAATGCTCAATGGCGATGTCTCTGCACCACTGCCGGGGGATCTCCACGCCCTGAGGCGCGACCAACTGCTCATGAATCCGGCCTGTGAAGGACAGGCCGTAGTGATTGGGAAATAACCGAACAGAATAGTGCTCTGAGGCTGTCTGTGCCTGTAGATCGTCCATGTAATTGATAATCTTAAGCTCAATCAGGGCGGCTGGCGCTGAATTAACCAGGTATCGCAGGCTTTGCACTGAGTTTTTGTGCAGTTTCTCATCGGCGTCCAGTATCAAAATCCAATCTCCAGTAGCATGTGAGATACTTTCGTTTCTGGAGGCCGCAAAACTGCCGGGCCAAGGTAGGGAGAACACCTCAGCACCGGCAGAACGGGCTATCTCTTGTGTGCCATCAGTGGAGCCTGTGTCTACCACAACCACCTGATCAGCAATCTCTCCCACACTTTTGATCGCGGCATCAATAAATGCCGCCTCATTCTTTACAATCATGCACACTGACAGGGTTTTAGCCATAGAAAGGCCCTTCTGCTTCCCATGAACGGCGTAAAAGTCCTGTTTTGACAGGAGTTCTGATCTTGATCTCGTTCAAAGCCACGTCTTTCAGGTTGTCGAGTAGCTTTTCAATCTCGCCGATGGTCGGAAATTCTATCTTTTTGAGTTCCGCATCCATCCATTTTTCGATAGCAGGCGTGGCGCGGCGCACCATGGCGCGGGGTTCCATTCTGGACGTACCAAATTCCACGAATCCGGTATAAAACGTGTCGTTCGAGATGGTGATATAGGCCCGGCCTGTATTGGCCTCGCGCATCATGGCTTTTAATTCACCAATAATATCGTCCTTGGGGCTTTTGAAACTCATACTTTGAACCTGATCGCATACAGCGCGTTGGTTACACGGTCTTTGATGTACTGTTTCAGCATGGCCTCAGCCTTGCTTCCCGTCTCGGCGCACTCTGCCTCAATCTCAGCCACGGGGAATCCAGCCAGATCCACCGGGTCGAACGGGTGACCGGGGCTCTGGCGGTTGACGAACCAGCCTGTTTTGGTCTGCGACAGGACAAAGTGTAGCCTGCCGTTCTGGATAGACGTGGCCCGGTCAAACCACGGGGACAGAACATTGGTAGCCATCTTCAGGTACTCTGTGACCATGGGCCAATTCACAGCGCCGTCTGTCAGCAGAGGGAAGGCGTTCATGGCCTTGGACTGGTTGAAGCCCAACACGTCAAAGATGAAGCTCTGAAGCACACTAAACAAATAGTCCTCAAAATCTACCAGCCTTTGATTGCTGTCGGTGTACACGCCCCACGGGAAGGAGCCAAGGATAAAGGCCGATTTGAACTCGTCAATGGTGTTCTTCCCGTTGGCGGTAACGCTTTGCAGTTCAATCCTGAACACAAACCGCCCGGCGTCGTCCTCATGCACCACGCTGAATTTGAACAGCGGATGCCACGGCCTGAGCATGGCGTAAACCTGTGTTTGCCACGGGTTACGGATGGGCTCTTTCAGGGTTTCAGGTATCAGGGGGATTGCAGGTATGCGGTTGACTATTTTAAGCATCAGTCCGCATACCCACAATGCCCCCGGATATAGGCGGAGAAGTTCTCAGCGCTGGCGTATGCCTGTTTAAGGATACGCTTGCTCTTGCGGTCTTTGGTTGGCTTATCTTCTCCGCTCTGTGCATCCTCTAGCGCCCTCCATTCGACGTAGCCGGTGCGGTCTTTGCGCCGGTTGATCGCCGTTTTGAGGCGGAAGGCTTCGACGAGGTTGAGGCTTTGGATTTCCCTGAATCCGAATCCGTATTCTTCGGCAATGAGATCGATCCATTCGTCGTACCACCACTGCTGATCCCACCAGCAGAATCCAGCGCCGCCACTGACGCCGAGACCTTCTGCCCGAGATTCTTTATAGTCCTCATAATCCTCCCAAAATTCGTATCCACTAAGGTGCGGATACTCCCAGGCACTTCGTGCCACAGATCGATAAAAAAACTTTGGTTCACAGACACCAGCCTTTTGATGGCATTGATAATCTGTGCAGGCTGACAGGCGCGGAGAAATCCTGCCGTCACGTAGTTGTCAGGCGTAGACAGACAAGCGGCCAACTCCTCGTACAGTTTAATCATAAACTTGGTCGGCTTGCCGTTGCTTGTGTCACGCAGGCCATGCATAAGCACGTCATTGATCAGGGTTTCAAAGCTCAGGTTGTTGAGCAGTGAAGGCCCCTTGTTGTACACATAGCGGATCACGTCCGGGATGTGTGCAGATAACCGTGTGGCGTCCTCAATATTCAGGTATCGAATCTTAATTTGACGCTCATGCTTACCCATGCCAAGCACAACGGTCTGATCGGACTCCGTGTAAAAATCACAGGGGAACGGATCTTCATCAATCTGTAGATCACTCCTGATCTCCTCAATCACTTCGGCCTTGAGTTCTTCCCGCATCCGCTCCGGGCTGGCCATCAACCGACTGAAAAGCGCGTCCAGTTCTCCCTGTGACATTTCGCTCTGCAAGGCGGCAAGCGCGTTGTAGGCTTTTGTTAGCGTTTCATCTTTTAATTCAGACATCTAGTTTATAGTATCTCCCGTTTTTGATTTCTAATTTGCCCTTCTCCCAAAGGTCAAATATCCTCATATCAATGTAGTGCTGTGCGTACCCGGTCACGATCCGAACGCCGGTATGCCCCGGAATCGGGTCTGAGTTCAGGCTGCTATCTAATTCTATTATATTTCCGGCCACTCTGGAAATAAATCTGTACCCGTAGCCGTTGGTGCAGGGAATCCGAAGGAAAAGCCCCTTCCATAATCCCAATGGCGGCGGGACTGCTAACGGGTCGTTCTGATTGAACCGCTCTATTCTCAGTACTTTGCGCGTGATCGGCGCTGCTGTTCCGATCCTCAGATTGCAGTCAGGACGGTAAGTGTAGTCCTGTATGGTTTCTACACTACCGTCCTGAGGCATCAGTGAGGCGAAATCAGGGAACAGCGTTTCAAAACGCTGCCCCATAAATTAGCTCAGTGCCTTTGCAATGTTCCGGGGAATGAAGTGCTCAGTAGAGAACTTAGGAACAGAAACGCCGGTGCCGGTGTACTCGGTGGCGTTGGCTGCGACCGTCAGATCCATGCCCATGACTTCGCCGTTGCTGCCTTTTTTGTTGGTGGCACCGGTGACGATGGCAGAGGGGTAGTTCAGGACGTGTACGGACTGGTCGTCAGCACTGGTCTTGATGTTGAAATGACGCTCTTTGAAGTCAGAACCGCCTTCGATCTGGCTGATCTCAGTGGCGCGCTTCAGAATCTGGTTTGCCGCAGGAGCTTTGGAGAACGGGTTACGCAGGGTAACGACGTTGCCGCTGATGCTGCGAACATATTTTTCTTCGGTGAACTCGGTCAGCTGACCTTCGTTGAATACGGTATAAACCAGATCATCGGTGGTCAGGCCGGTAGCACTGCTCAGAGTCATCTGAAGGGCAGTGGCGGCGGCGCTGATGGTGGCCTGTGTGAAACCAGTGGTGGCCTGTGTGAACACAGGGGCAATGCTGGACATGTTTGCCAGAGCCATCAGGATGGAGCTGGATTCGTTCACGGAAGCGGTGAAACCTGCGGAACGCTCAGACATGTGGCGCTCATGGGTCACAGCCGTTGTGCCGTGCTTAACTTCTACCTGTGCAGTAGTAGGCTGGAAAGCCAGAGTGCCGGGAACGACGTTACCGACGATCTGGTATTCAGCGGAATCGTAAGCCAGACCAGCGTCAGGGTTCTGAACGCGCAGCTCGGTATTCGATGTTTTGGAGGGCATTTTCTGCCCGCCGTACAGGTCAGGTCTTAGAGTAGACATGGGTTTGAACTCCTATTCAAAATATAAATTCAGATTGGTAAAAAGATGACTAACGGCCGGATCTTCGTCAGGCTGGGATTCCCAACCGTTCTGAATCTCCAACTGCATGTCATGCAAGGGGAGGGCCGTCCGGGGAGGAATGGCCTTCGCTGCTTCATAATCGGTTTGCGACACGTTGCAGCCCATGACGGACAGCACAGGGTCAAAACCGAAATTCTTAAACACCAGTCCCGCTATCCGTTGAGCCTGGCCGAGCTGACTTCCAGTTGTGTAGACATCTAACTGGATTCGCGTCAAAAGTTTGCGGCGGGCTGAATCCCAGTCTCCGGTATTCAGAAACCACGCTGACAAATACGGGTAAGCCGGTACTGCGGGCCGCTGTCCGTGCGGATAAAACTGGACAGTTGCCCCGAGCGTACCGCTAATGGCGGTGGCAATGGTGCGCAGGCGCGCATTAAAGCTTGTGCAGGAATTCTGAATGGCGTCCGGCCATGCCTGCAAGCTCATTGCTTTTGCCTCTGGAGATAGATTGCGTACTGAAAGGTTTTCAGTGTACGGACGCCCCGAGTATTCCACAGGACGTATCTCTGAGCGCTTTCGCCCTGAGGTGTCACTGTGAAGTACTCCGCTGATTCTAATTGCGCTTTGGACACAGCCGAGCGATCCACCAGTATAAGGGCGTCGCCGACCTTGTTGCGAGTCGGGCCGTCATCCTCGTACTGTTCTGACAGGTCAATGTCAAGATAGGGAATCGCTGTACTGGTAGGCGTGGCCACACCGGGATCACCGGCGTCAGGATCACCGCCTGAATAGGCCACACTCACACGGGCGAAGGCATAATTATTCAGAAACGCCTTGCCGCTCAGGACATCGGCGAAACTGATCTCAAGCAGTTTTGAGGTGATACCCGCATCGGCAGAGCGCACGATCAGATAGCCCCGGGTCTCAGGGCCATCGGGTATCCTGTCCTCACCGTGACGGCGGGTCTTGAAGAAGTGAACCTGAGATTTGAAGGTGTTGCTTGTACCGGGGGTCACTGTGCCGCCGGAATAGGTCACAGGCGAAATGACCGCCTGCTCGGTGGCCATCAGGGTAGGCACTACTCCGCCGACTGGCAACGGTTTCACATCGGTGACGTAAAGCTCAAACGGCTCTCCGGCAATGCTGGAGATCAGGTCTGTGGGCTTTACTGTAACTGCCGCGCCGCTGGCGGCCAACGCCTGATAACTCATACAAATGTGACCTGGTTCAGTGAGATGAATTTCGACAGAAGCATATCAACCATGGGGATGCCTGTCAGGCCGCCCTGTGTCAATCCGGCGTTCAGTTTATAACTATGCCGGTCTGTCTTTTCCTCAATCAATCCATAGGAACGCAGGACGGCCAACAGTGAGCCATCGCCGATCTGATCCATCCAGACCACGGCAAGAATCTTGCAGGCTTTCTGGATCTGCTTCGGTGTCACCAATGCCCCGCTGGCGTTCTTCTCTAACCAGCCCCATTGACCCGTGACACGGACGTTCAGCGTTCCCTCGGGGAAATAACCGAACGTCCGGGACTCGATGTCGTAACTGCTGCTGCGGAAGATCGCCAACTTGGGATAGTAGTGATCCTGCGGCACACGGTTGTAGGCTTTGAAGTCTGTCAGGGTTCTATCAATCCAGTCTGAAGCTCCGAACTGCTGCCATTCTACTTTGGTGAGTGTGACTATCGGCATGTCTAGCTTCAGAATCTCATGACCTGTCCCGTCAAAGTAGCGTGTGTCTGTGCGCGGCTCGAAATATTTCAGGGTGACGGTTTCAACCGTCTCCTGAGCAAAATCAATCGCGTCCTGAACCACTGGATCAGGATAGGTCACAGCAGACACGCCTTCGGCGCGCAGGTCTGAGATGGTGATATACGCCATGTTATTTCTTCTTTGCCTTCGGTTGTGCCTTGGCGGCTGGTGCTTCCGGTGCTTTTTCGGCGACCGGTGCGGCTGGCGCGGGTTCAATGTCAGCCTGCGGGGCCTCGGGCTCTTGTTTGTTGATCCGCTGGATCACAAACCGGCCTTTGGACGCCAAGAACTCAACGTACTCGGCATCCTCTGCCCCGTAGGTGTAAACCCGGCCGGGAAGGTATTCTTCACGGTAGGCAGTCCCACTGATAGGGCCGCCGATCAGGCTGACGTTAAACATTAGGATGCCGCCACTGCGTCTTGGACGTTGATGGCGCGAGCAACCCAACCCTGTTTGACGAATTTGAAGTCAACACGGGTACGGCCCACGATTTTCCAGACGCCTTCATCAGCGAACCACTGGGTGCTGAGATCCATGTCATTAACACCGATGGCTACGAGGAAGTTGGAACGCTTGGTCAGGTAGATGCTGGGCAGTACCTGATAGGTCACTTTCACTGTAGCGCCGTCGCTGATACCACCGCCGCTAATGCGAGCGATAGTGCCGTTGGTGGCGTTCAGGGTGTAGTCCACACCAGAGATGAAGGGAGCCGCAGGGGTGGCAGCAAGGGTGGAGGCGTTCACAAATACGTTGGCGCTGCTGGGCAGGTTGTCGTATTTCAGGGGAACAGCGGTTGTGCCGGTCAGTGTGATGTGCTCGGTGACGAGGGGGTTCACATCAAACAGGGGGCAGGAGACGACCAGAATGCCACGGAACATGATCTGATTATCTTCTGTCAGGCTGATGTCACCGACGGCGGTATCACGCAGTTTCAGGTAGCTACGCAGGTTTTCTTCCACGTTGGAAGGAACGTAAAAGCGCAGTTCTTCTTTCTCTTTGCGATAGTCAGCAGGCAACTTCTTGATGATGTTGTGCATGATGGCCTGAATGTCGGCGCTGTTGTTGGCGTCGAAGGTCAGGACGGTGCTGCCAGCGGCATCAGACGCAGCCAGAACGCCGTTGAACAGGCTGAAGGTAGCGTCTTTAATGCGGTTGGTGGTAGAACCAGAACCGTTGTTGAGGTAGTCTGCTTCAGCGATAGAGGGGCCAAGCAGGTTGGAGTACCAGACCATTTTTTCGAGGTCGTTGGCTACCACTTTGGCCATGGCAGAAGCAATCATTTCGGCTTTCTGCTCGATGGGATCGCGGTTCGGGGCCAGACGGCGCAGATAGCTG